CTCCATTCGAGAATGAACAAGCCATGTTTATTTTCGTCTTAGTTCAGACATCTCATCAAAATCTTTCACCGTGATGAGGGGCTCCCTGAGCCGTAGAGGACGGAATATTTCCTCACTTCGTTCTGAACACCCACTAGGTAGGGATGTTACCTGGCTTTCATTCCTTCGAATAGGGAATGACTCGAGTGTGTTGGCACGGAGAACTATCCGTCACACTCTGCGCTATTGCGCACACATATCGCCTATCTCACGATCAAGTTCTTCCGATCGTATTGCTCATCGCATCACTATCTGCATTTTCTTTCACGCAGTCTGTGGAGATATATTGGTCACAGGAGAGGCTTGCGCCTCACTGTAGATTTTATGGCGGTAACCCCAGATCTGACGATCAAGTCTGGAGCGAGGGCACACGAGCGATGAAGAGCTCAGAAGAGGTGCCAGCCACAACCACACCCGACAGTGTCAGGGTGCTTCCAACAGCCGCATCGAACAGAACGTTCAGAGCAGCGACCGTTGAGCTTCCACTACCAGGAACATCAAAACCATTTGGAGTGTTGTAGGTAGACACAAGAGAGCCTCCGGCGGCCGCAACCGGCGCGCCAGGAGCCCAGGAAGTTCCCCTCACCACGTGGCTGAGGAAGAATCGACCTGCTTGCAGGGCAGTGAGGACATTGCCCGACACCGAGAACAAGTTGGCCGAGCCAGACTGTTGAACCGGTGTAGGAAGCATGGATGAGGTAGTAGGATGGGCAGAGGTGATGTGCTGCGAGATCGCAGGAGCGGAGCCCGAGGCTGCATTCGCTGGAACAAAGAGTTCGACATCATACTCTACCCACAACTTACCCCACCCGACAGCAGCGCCGTCTGTGCAGCAGATGAACAGCTGACCAGCATCATAGGTCTTGATATCCTGGTTAGCTGAGAGCGCACCCGACCGAATGAATTTCTTCGGTCCCATTGGGAACATGGCCTGAGGACTGAGTCTGCACTCTAAATCCTTCCAGGGGGCATCCTCGACTACGTCCTCGAAGGACGAAGCAATTTGCTCAGATGCCGGAGGGTCGTCCGCAGCATCATAGTCGGGAGCAAGCTGAATAGATCCGACTGTCGTCGATCCAGTTCTTGTATAGTAGCAGAACTTCAGTCTGTGGAATTTGTATTCTTCCCAGGACTGGGCTTGAGTGGCAAGCCAAGGAAAGGTTTCTGCAAGGCCAGGGTTGAGCTTCAAGGTCTGTTGCACTGAAAAGGCAGGCGATCCGGAGATCGAAGCAACAAGCTCACGATGGACTATACGACACGAGTTCCGGCCTCCAGCGATCTGAGGCTGCATGGATCTCGTTCCAGTTGCAAACGCTGCAGGAGCATAGGTGGCTCGACCGATACTCTTGTTCTCTGCACGTAAGTTAGCACGACGCTGTTGTCGTGGCTGACGATCAGGCCCCACCATGGGCGGCACTGGGTTCTTCTTGGAAGCCTTCTTCGGCTTCGCGGCATTCGCCGACTTATTTCCATTCGAATTCATTACTCTCGTGTATTGGATCCGCCCGAGAGGGAGCGGACTGTACATCCTAGAGAACGATAGGTACTCAGACCCAACGGTCGTTGAGAGGTAGTCATGCAGAGGATTTCCGGCTTCTGGCCAACCTCGCTCCTTTCAACATCAAACAACCGTGAGTAACTTCCCACATCGCCCACCCGTGCAGTCTCTCGACATTTAGTGTCCAGCCACGAGGCCAGACGCACTTAGTACGGAACTATTAAGACTCAATCAGACGTTACAAAGAGCATACGATCTGCTGAAGTCACCGTTTTGGGTGGTCTACACTCTAGAACCCAATGAACAGTTTAACGACTTGTTCAGGTCCTGGAATTCGATTGGATCGATCATCAGAGCAGCCCTTACCTTCTCAGAAGACAGGGATCGACTCCTCCACAAAGGGGAAGAAGCCGCACACGAGCTTGCTCACATTCATGCGAAGTTTCTGGCCGCCACAGGCGAGCTCAGGAAGAGAGCCACAACGAGGAGCGTCACGCTCGACTCCGAAGGCCTTCGCAAAGGGGACAGAGGGTTCCTCAACCAGGTTAGGGTCAAAGCCACGCAAAGGGCGGGCCAAATCAACCTGAGTTGTAAAAGACATCAGTCGCAGAGCGGCAAATCGCTTCTGGCTTCCGTTCACTTTGAATCGGAATTCCGGCGGTGGGTCAACACCCATACCGCCGACGGACTGTGGTAGGAAGAGGTTACGAGTGAAGACACCTCGTTTCCAGTGCATCTTGCACTCCTCTCTTATCGTCTCCTTGTGAACATTCAACATGTGCTCCAGAACCGTCTTCTGCTTCCCAGGAAGCGAACCGGCGAGCACTGTCCCAATGTTCGGCACGATCGATGGCGTGTGATCATCACCATCGGACTTTCCCAAGACCTTATGCTGGCCAAAGAACAGGCCAGTGTTCAGGTAGTTAATCTGCCAAGGTGTCCCAGCCTTCTTCAGACTGTAGAGAACACTGGTGCTATTGACATTCAGATATTCGTCATGCACATAAGCCTTACCAACAGACATGTTGAGGCCGACAGATCTCCCAATATCGATGTGGTTGTCCCAAAGATCAGCGGGACCAGCATAAACCATATCGTCGCCATTAATCAA